GCGCTCCAGGCTATACACGGCCGGGGCGACACGGGTGATGGGCAACACCTCAGTGGCAAAGCGCGTTGGTACCTCAAAGGTCCCACTGGCCTCGACGACCTCCCCGACGGCTGGCGGCGTCCACAGGGTCATCTGTCCGGTGAAAAAATCTGGGTCATAGTCCTCCCGCACCACCCCGGCAACGCGGACCTGGAGCGATCCGGCCATCGGTTTTTTGACGGGGCGTGTCACACTTCTGGCGCCATAGGTGTAGACCTTGACCAGTTGAAACGTCGTCGTCGTGCCATCGCCCACCCCGATAGCATTGTCGAAGGCATCGTCGGTAAAATCCCGGAACCGAAAACTGTGCAGCGTGCCCTGGGCGACGGCGTGAAAGAAATGCAGCAGTGCCTCGATCTCCGCCTGCGTGCGATGTTGCGAGCCCACATCCCACCGACACAGCGGTTCATGCCAATTCTGGTTGCGGCTTTCCTCGCCCCCCGCACACACGACGATATCCGTGTGGTAGACGGGCCCACCGCTGGCCCCGAAAGACAAGACGGTCGGAAAAGACGGTGCCTCGATAAACATGGGTCCTTACTCGCCAAGAAGCTCCAGCAGACTGAGATTGGCCGCACTAAAAACCCCGGGCGCCACGCAGGTGAGATCCAGGCGATCACTCGCAAAACGCACCAACGTCTCAAATTCCCCAGCCGCCCACACGAGTGCTCCCGATGCTGGTGGCACGTCAAAGATCACTTCGCCGCTCGCCAGATTGACCTCGAAATCCTCCGTAGGCACCCCGTTGAGTGTCACGGTGAGCGTGCCAGGGATGGGGCGCGTGAGCGGCCGCGTCGCGGTGAGGCTGCCACTCTGGTACACCTTGACCAACTGAAACGTCTGTGTCGCACCGGTGCCGATACCGATCTGATTGTCGAACTGATAATCGGGGGTGATCACGTCCTTGAAGCAAAAGTTGTCGGCCTGGCCATGCGCGACGGCCCGCATAAAGGCCACGAGTTCCGCAATCTGTGCTGCCGAACAGTTGACGAAACTCACGTCCCAACGGCCACGAACCTGGGGCCAATGCTTGATGCGTTCCTCCCAGCCCCCAGGCGACGTAAAGAGACTGACCCCAAAATCTGGCCCGCCACTGGCCCCGAAGGCGATCCAGCCGGGCAAGGGCTCGCAGGGCAGTGGCGTGCGGTCCTGGGCTCTCAGCACCTCCAGCACCTGGTGCGTCAGGCGTGCCGTTGGGACAATCGTGGTACTGAGCACCTCCAGCACCTGGTGCGTCAGGCGTGCCGTCGGAGACGTGGTCGTGACGACTTCAAGAACCTGCTGCGTCAGGCGCGACGACATTAGGCGTGCTCCACCCCCGCCTCCAGGGCATTCACCGTCGCCGACGTCCAAGGAACCAGCCCATCAGGATTCGTTTCCCAGATGTCGCTATACCACGCATACGTATTGGGCAACGTGATGAGCGTCGATCCCACCTGGGTGGTCAGGCCACTTTTGAGCAGCGTGCGTAGCTGCTGCAATCCCGCATCATCTTTCCGCATCCTGACGCCATGCTGTACCGCATAAATAATCGGATTGGGCATCGACGGCAACGCGGTAAAATGATGCGATTCGCGTGCGCCTGCCACCAGAGTGCTCACATAATCCACGTCATCAGTCGAGGGCGTGTCATCCACCAGACTAAAGTGAGCGGCGGCGATCGACGGCGTCCAGTCGCTATAGGTCCCGTCGGCATTCGGGATGAGCATATCGACGCGACAATCGCCCAGCAGCGTGTTGTTCGTTGGGCCGGTCGCATCACAGATATAGCAATCATCTATCCACCCAAGGGCCATAATGCCGGCCGTCAAATAAATTTCATTGGCAGCATTATTGCTTGTCGTGCGCGTATTCACATTGCTGAGAGCTATCCGTGTGGTGCCGTCAATCGCCAGAGTGGCGCTGCCAGTCGTGGGATGAATGGTGGCCATCAGTTCGATATAGTAGTAGACGGTTGCCACCATGCGAAAGGCCCCCGCCGTGCCCAACTCGACCCCATTGCGCGTCACAATGGGGCACCCATCATTGCGGATGCGGACTTCCACCTGATTGGTGCCATTATCACGCAAGGCCAGGACGGGCTGTGGCGCGGCAGAGCTGTTGGGCAAATAACTGAAACGTAAGGCAAAACCCACGATCCATGTCGGTTGCGCCTCCAGCACTTTGCTGACATAGGCATTAATGGCACCCAAACCCAGCGCCTGTGTGCCACGACGTCCGTCGCCGGCCCGGATATCGCAATAGTTCGTATCCGTCCATTTCTCGTACAGATTGCCCGTGGCGTAATGATCAAAGGAGTCGATGAATCTAAGGCTCATTACATATTCCTCTGCGCCTGCTGCATGGCCTGCATCATGGCGCGTGACACCGCCCCGCGCGAGGCCACGAAACTCTGCGCGTTCTGCACGCCACTCACATGCACGTTGACCACGGTCGTCCCTCCCATGGCCTGGCCATTGGGCACCACCGTGCCACTTTGTCTCGGCACGAACAGTTCCGGCCCTCTTTCTCCAACCCAGTACGGCTGGCCGCCAACAACCGGGCCGCCGTGCTGCATACCCGGCGCATCGCCCCCCACAAAGGCCAGGGCGCTCACGGCCGTCCCTGCCCCACCGCCTCCCCCAGCGCCGGCCGCGGCACTGCCGAGCTTGAGGACGGCTTTGAGTGCCACATCGAGCCAGCCGCCCTCCTGGGTGGCCATCTTGCCAATCGTCTGCAAGGAGAGGCGGTAGAAGTCCTCGGCAATACTACTCACCATGTCCTTAAAGGACGCCTTGCCGTGAAACACAAAGTCGGTGAGGGCGTCGCCCATCTTGTCAAAGGTGCGGTCGGTGAACTCGCGCAGGGTCTCCAGGTCCTCCTGCATGCTCTCGAAGGCCAGGGTGCGTTCCATCTGCGCCCGCCCACGCGCCAACGTTTCTGGATCGCTCGTCACTTTCTTGAGATCCTCGAAGCTCTTGGCCAGTTGCTCTCGGCGCGTCAGTTGGATATCGGGCTCAAAGTCCTGCATGATCTCCTTGATCGCTTCAAACTCAGCCGCACTGGCTTTGGCCTGGGAGCGCAACGCTGGCAGTTGCGCTTCCACTCGCTGCACGTCTGCAATAGCCGCAGCCAGCTCCCTGGCTTTTTCTGCGTATTGCGAAGTAGCAAGTGAAGCCGCGAGCATGCTGGCGCGATCAGCATCCCGTTCGGCGCGCACCTCGGTATAGCGTGAGGCCAGTTGCCGGAGGGCCTCCATCGAGGTAGCATGCACCCGCGCCACTTCCTCGGCTTGCTGCCGATCAAGGCGCGCCTCTTCTTCCTGGGCTTGCTGCCTCTTGCGCTCGGCTTCTTCGCGTGCCTGGTCGGCTTTGCGCTGGGCCGCGGCCAGATCCTGGATGGCTTGTTTCTTCGCCTCGATTGCCGTGACATCTGCGCTGTACTGGCGGCGCAATTCCGCCTGCTGCGCCACGAGTTCTGCGGGCACGGGGCCAGCGCGTTCGGGACGGCCGGTGATCGTGGCCGTGATGGCTTCGAGACTCTTGGCCGTGAGATCCTTGCGGCGTTCCAGAAACTGAATTTGCTGCTGGAGGGTGCCGTTTTCCTTGCCATAGATTTCAGGGGTGAGCGCAGAGGATTTATTGAGGGCATCCCTGGCTTTTTTCTGATCCTCAAGCGTGGTCGTCAGGGCCTTATTGTTGGAGGCTTGATCCCGGAGAATCGCCTGGTTGGCAATCTGCTGTTCGTTAATTTCCTTCTGGCGCGCCGCGGCCCGCTCCTGTTCCACGGCCCGTTTGCGAATGTCTTCAATATCGCGTTGTAGAATGCTTTCGGGATGGCGCCCCATGGCCGTTTCGGTCATGGCCGCCTTTTCTGCCTCCGTCGTCCACTTTGACAGAGGCCCTAACATTTGCTCTACCTGGGCACGTGCATTCTCGGCGGCAGTCCGCGAGGCGGTAAACAGCCCGGCAATCTTGCCAGCAGCAGCATCGAGGAATTGCAAAAGACCAGATTGTGCCATGCGGTCTTTGAGGAGCAGGATCTCATTGCCTAGCTGGGCAATCCCTTTCCCGGCCCGCTCGGCAGCGAGTGGGGCTTCGACCTTGAGCTGTTGCGTAAAGCGCTGCGTGAACTCGACCGCATCGAGCCCTTTGGCGATCATCTCTTCGAGGGCTTTGGTATTGGTGCCATAGGCTCTGGCAGCGATCTGCATAGCCCCAGGCAACGCTTCACCCAATTGCCCGCGTAACTCCTCCATGCTGACCTTGCCCTTACTCACAATCTGTTGAAAGGCAAGGAGAGCACGTCCTGTTTGATCGGTGGAGAGACCAAAGGTCGTTGAGGCTTGTGTCAATGCCGTGAAGAGATCGCGTGTTGCCTGACCTTCAAGTGCCGTGCCACGTGTCGCCGCAGTGAGACTGCGGTACTGATCGGCCAGCTTGCTCAGCTCCAAACCAAGCGTATTGGCGGTCTTCACGACAAAGGCAAATTGCTGACCACCCGCTTGCGCGCCGCCAGCAATGGCGTTAAACGAGGTGCGCAGGTTCTGCATCTCGATCCCAGTGCGCACGACGTCCTGCATGGCACTGGTAAGCGATTGCACCGTGAGGACACCCGCCGCCAGGCCCAGGAGCGAACTGGACAGACCACCGACGCTCGTCCTGGTATTGCCGATGGCGGTAGCGGTAGCATTGGCACGAGTAGTGACACCGGAGAGGGTCGTGCCGAGCTGGGAGAAGGTCGAGGTGAGACCCTTCACTTCCTGCTCGGTGAGGCGCAAGGTGGCCGTAGTCTTGCGCATACCCTGCTCGAAGGCATCGGTTTTAGCAGAAACAGTTACTACTAAACTTCCTGCGATAGCGATGGCTTTACCCTTTCGCTAAAGTTCTTTCTGCTGTCGGTCGATACGAGGTATAGTTATGTTATGATACTGACGTGGTAAGGTGTGGGTCGCTCCCACAGACATGCCTTAACCATGTCAGCCTTACCACATACACCTGTTAAGGAGGTGTCCTATGTCCCGCATCATGTACGGTTTCGTTGGTGTTGTCCTCCTTGTGGCCATGTTTCTCATCAAAGACATGGTCAATCCTACTTACCCTGCGCATGCCAAAAACGTTGCCCACACGTTTTGTCGAGATTTCGGCAACATTGCTGCCACTGTCGTCCGAGCAAGAGATCGTGGAACCATCCCATCATTGCTTCTCCAAGAGATACGAAATAGTGCCGTGACCTATCCCATACCGATGCCAGGCGTTGATGCCATGAACACAGAGATCGTTCTCTATGTATATGGCAATCCGCATGTGACAGAAACATCAGCCAGGCAGCGTATAGAAACACTGTGTCATCAAGTCATCCACGAAATGTAAAGGAGCCATCCCATGTCTGATGTCACAGGTCCACTTTTACTGCTATTTCTGATCTTCATGTACTTCTTGCCTGCTGCCAATGCTTACTGGCGCGGCCATCACAATGCCGAGCCCATCTTGATTATCAATCTCCTGCTCGGCTGGACGTTCGTAGGCTGGGTCGTTGCCCTGGCGTGGTCTGCCACACAAATCATCGACAATCGCGTGTAGGAGAGCACCATGGATCACCAGCATATCCATCATTGCCACTGCCAGCATACGCATCGGCATACCTCTATGTGGACCATTTCCCCCTGGGTCATCTGGTTCACCATCGGGAGTATGGTGCTTGGGTATGGCCTTCTCATCGCTTTTCTGTAACGAGGGATGCCATGCCAATCACCTTTGACACACACAAATTGATTACCCGCCTGACGCAGGGGCAGATGTCCCTGGAACAGGCCGAAGCCGTGTCCGATGCACTGCAAGAAGCGGTCGAGGGCAGCATTGGCCAGCTCGCCACAAAAAGCGATATCGCCGATTTGAGAACCGAACTGAAACACGTCAAATGGATGATCGGCGTCAATATGACCCTTGTGGTGCTGATCCTCGGCAAACTCTTACTCTTCATGAAACCATAACCATTAGGAGAGACTGTCCCATGTCGTCGATTAATTTCGAACTCTACCAGGCTCTGCAATCCGCCGGAACCCCTGAACCAGAAGCCCGCCAGGCCGCCATGGAAGTCGCCACTATGGGTGGTATCCTCGCGGTCCTTGCCGAACGGGTCAACGGGATCGACAGTAAGCTTAATGTCGTCATCGGCGTCATGCTTGTGGGCTTTGGCGGCATCCTCGCCGCCCTGTGGCAAATCTTCCTGCGCTTGCCGCGTTAACGCACCGTACCCCCCGCCGCGCGCGTCAGGGACTCTAACATCTGTTGCTGCTGGAGGATGGCCGCGTCCCGGTCCTCCTCCGCGCTGCCGTCACGGTCAAACGTCGGCATAAAGTCGCTCGGCGTAAAGGGTCTCGTCTCACGGCTACGATGAATATTGGCCAGCGTCGACGTGAGTATCCCCGTCCGCAGATCCGCGCGCCCTTCGCCCCACGGCTCCAGATGCCAGTACGCCAGCCACTCGCTAAACTCCCGGCTATCGACTTCCTGCATACACCGCTTCACCGACATCCCCAGACTCAGGGCGAGTCGGAACCAGAAGCGCCTGGAGGCGTTGCCACGGAGTTTTTTGTCAGGGCGTCCACATCCTCTTGACGAATACCACTCAGACGTACTGCCACTTCATAGAGCCGATCGAGGACTTTGCCTGATTTTTGGCCGAGACGTGAGGCATCGGCTAACATAAAAACCGGCATGCCACGGTCATCACAGACAGCCATCACTACCAGGCGCGCACGGAAATTGGCATAGCGTTTCTGCGCATCCGGTTCTACATCCTGGAGGGTGTGCGTTTCCCACAGATCCCGTTCAGCCCCAGTGAGACAACGTACATACACATCCCCGCCCCACTCAGGCACCTGTACCAGCTCCCGCTGCAGATCATCTGCACCTAATATGTCATCACGACTGAGCATAATTATCCTAAGCAAATAAAGTAGGTTTATCGTACAAATAGGCCCCAGTAAAAGCAATAATAATTGTGGCCATCATAATTTCGTTAGGCTGCATGGAGACTTCGACGTCCTTCACCCAACCGGTGGCCTGCCATTTGGCGGGGGTCGATTCGTTGGCACGTCTGGGGAGCACCAGTTGAATGGTCTGCACCTCATGCACTTTGGGGAGGCCGATGGCACTATCAAAGTGGACGTTCAAGTTCCAGTCTTTGAGTTGCGCGATGCCGCCAGGAATTTGCTGCCCGTTACTGTTGACCTCATCCAGGGTGGGCATCATCATGTGCGACGCATCCAGGGAGGTCCCGGCCAGGCCCATGGCGCCATTAATGGAGACAATTTCGCCAATGGTCCCCGACGACGTAAAGATGATTTGAGTACCGAGGCCGATCTTGGCCCGGCTATTCGATTCGGCCATGGTCTCTCCTACGCTGGCACCTCACGCATGTGCCAGCACGAAATAGTCAGAATGCGTCTATAATAGGCACGCTCAGATCCATCCTGCGCGGGCTCGGGCGCGTCGAGTTCGCTGTCCACAAAGACGCCATCCACCTCCAGACCGTCCCAGGCAGCCGGCATGCCGTCCATACTATTCCTGATAATACGGGCCATCTGATGCGCTTGCATGGGCTCCAGGGACCAACAATCAATCTGAACCATAGAATCAAAGGTTGCTGTAGCACCATCCAGGTAGTAGTGAGAAGCAATATTCAGGTCCTGGAGCGTGATATAGGGAAATGGCGAGCTTGTTGGTGCGATAGAAGGAAAGATCCTTGTACCTACGATGGCCGTCAATGGCGGATAGGTACTTAGGAAACTATATAGAGCACGCGCTAAACTTGGAACTGCCATCAGGACATCCCTCGCATCGCTGCCTCGATGCCGTTATCCAACTCCTGACGCAAGATCGCAAAGATCGCCTGTTGCCCTGTGCGTAACGAACTGCGCATATAGGGGTTCGCCGCATGATGCACACCGCTCCTATCTCGATGCCCAAATTCTACGTGCGAGGGGTAATAGCCACGTTGTTTCGGGTCAATACCGAGTTGTGACCGTGTGCCAGTCTGTACCATGATGCCAATGCGGCCCTTACGTCTTTTGAGACTTCTGAGACGCATCGTTGTTGAGAGTCGTCCGCTTTCCCTTGGAGCCCGCGCTTTCGCCAAAGCCATGTAGTATTTCCCGGCCTGCCTGAGTGCCTGACGCATGACTTTTTGCTCCAGTTTGTCAGGCAACGCTGCCAGGGCTCTGGAGAGTTCCGGGACACCAAGCATGCTGATATCAAATCTATTGCTTGCCATAGGTCATTTCAGTTCCGGTTCGCCTACCGTTACATCGAGCGATGCCGCCGTTGCGGATACCACATGCGCCGTGAGCGTATCCGTCACAGTCGTAATCCCGGCGCCCAGATCGGCATCGCAGGTCATGGTGATGAGGCTATCGCCTGGCGCATTGCCACTCACCACATAGGCACTGGTGCCGTCCACAGCCTGAATCGTGCACGTGCCACTGGTCACCGCAAACGCCACCGCCCCATCAATCGGTGCGGGATTCCCCGCTTCGGTCACCGGCTCGGCAACAATCAGGACTTTTTGCTCAGTAGAGAGTGTGACTTCACTTGGCATAGTTTCCCCTAATCAAGAATTTCCCAGGCCAGACATTCGATGGTCCTGTGCCGCTCCCCCAGATCCCGCACGGAATAGAGCTGAAAAGCCCTATCTTTCTCCAACCATACCAGTCGCCAGCGTGGATCAAGCTCCACCAGACCGCGCAGGAGAATCTTATGACTCAGTCGCCCCTCGATACTCTGCGCTTCATAGAGTTCACGGCCCTTGATGGGCTCAATAGCGCCCCAGACATCACCGCCGCTCATCCAGACCTGGCGGTAGCCACCAATATCATCGCGGGCTTCCACCGGCATCTGGATCTGCAGCCGATGCCTGAGCGCTCCCGCCCGCATGTTTACGCCACCGTGCGCGAGGGAAACAGCGACATCCGCAGCGTATTGCCCGGCGCGCCAACTCCCAAGAGGGTCGTGTACCAACCCGCGAGCTTGTCTCCCACGGGGGCAATGCCGCCAGGGGTGGCTCCCGCGATATAGACGGTGGCATTGACTGGCGCCGCCCCCGCCCCGAGCGTCAACGTGCCGTCCGTCTGAATCCGCAGCGGTTGCTCCGCTGCTGCCTCATGCAGGGCAATCCCCAGGACCTCGGCGCTATCCTGCGAGCCATTGGCATCGGCCAGGCGCAAGCGATTGGTGAGTGTATCGAGATAGACGGCCTGCCCGGCGGTCACGGCCTGCCCGGCAATGCCCTGAAAAAAGTCCGCATCGGCGCCAGAGAGCACCTGCGCCGGCGTAATCGTCAGTTCCGCCATACGCGCCTCCTAGACTGGCGAAGGCGCCGGTTGCCCTGACGCCGCAATCGCCAACTTCAGCGTATTATTGCTCGCCCCGACGCCGATCAGCGTGACAAACGACCCCAGGGCCAGTTCGGTTGCGGGCACAATGGCACCAGCAGTTTCCCCCAGGGCGTATTGCTCGCCCACCACGGTCGTCCCGCCAATACTGATGACTCCCCCGGTTTGCACGCGCAAGGGTTGCCCATCGGCGGCCCCGTGGAGGGCAATGCCTTTGACGTTGGCCGCCCCGGCGCCGCCGTCGGCATCGGCGCCACGCAACTTGTGATCGTTCGGATCTTCATAGACCGCCATGCCAGCGGTCACCTGCGCCCCAGCATAGCCCTGAAAAAAATCCGCACTCGCGCCAGCCACGACATTGGCTGGCGTAATCGTGATGGCTGGCATCTCTAGTACATCTCCAGGTTGCGGTATGGGCCAATGAGGCGACATACCGTGAGGTTTTCGGTTAACCGCTGCTCGGCCTGCGCTTCCGTGTGTTCATACATATCGGCCGCACACAGTAAGATGGCCTGCCTGAGTGGCGCCGGCACATCCGTGGCCAGATCCCCGTACCCAGCCTGGTAGGTCACCGTCACTGGCGTCAGACCATCCCCGAGTGGCGGCATGCTGGTGAGCTTGATGCGCCCCGGTTGCGAGGCCGTGTCCACCTGATACGTCGCCGGATCGAGGACCTGCACCACGCCACTGCTATCGATGTAGGCAATGCCCAGGTCCGGCTCGCCCACCGTGGGGACCATGTTGACCAGTGGCGGTCTGGGCACCGCAATGACCGTCTGCCAGGTATCGAGTGACAGCGACCAGGTCGCCATAACAAACTGGCGCCAGAGCGTCTCTTCGAGCATCTGCCTGGCCGCCGTAATGAGCACGGCCAGCATCGTGTCCTGCACGTCCGTATCGAGACGCAGGTGCATCTTCAGTTCGTCGACGCTCACCGGCTCCGTGGCCGGCGGGGTCACCTGCACCAGCGAGAGCGGCATAGGATCAATCGACCTTGGCGTCCGGCATCAGGGTGCCCTGATACCTCGCGCCGCTCAGCACATAGAACACGCACAGCAAATCGGCGTTGGTGCCAGGCGAGGCGACGCTCACCGAGAGACAATCAAAGCCGCCATCCACATCCAGATCATCCCCGTCAATTTCGATGAGGGTGACGGTATTAGGCACGGCGCCCAGATTGAACGTGTTACTCACCACTGCCAGTTTGGTAAACTGGCTGCCCGTCCCAAGCCCGACCTTGCTCCAGCGGGCATCAAAGGCCAGGGCTTTGGCATCCGCGCCGCTCACATCCGTGGCCTGTTGCAGGGTCACGGCCGGCGTGCCCCCGGCCCAGGCCCCTTGAATAATCACGATGGTGGCATGCGAGTAGTCCTTGAGAGACATCCAGTCGCCCACCTGGGCCACCCCGGTAATATCTTTGGGCGCTACGGCGGTCTCAAATCCCAAGAGTTCCACGACATTGGGCAGGGTCATACCGGTCCTCCTAACGTGCCGCCAGGGTCACGAATGGGCTGAGAGTGAGCGTGCTATAGGCCGGCGTCAGCGGTTGCTGGAGCCACGGTTGCCCGTCCACACTGAACAGGAAGCGGAATGCCACCTCGTCGTAATCAAAGCGCAAGTGGATGGACATGGCTTCGTTAATCCCGCCCCGAATCCCTACGGCGTAGTAGCCGAGATTGGCAAAGATCACATCGCCCTTGTCCCCCAGCGTTTTACAGTATTCGATAGGTTGCACCGGGCGGCCTTTGAGACGATTCTGGGGCGGCTCTGCCACATTGGGAAAGCCGGTGGGTGAGGCGAGATAGACCGGCAGACCGCCGGTGCCCACTACGGCATTGAGGGTTTCGAGCGCGGGCTCGACGTCCTGATTGATAAACCAGCGGGCCCCGGCGCGGGCTCGGGCGTGCATGCGGCTGTACATATGATTGACGTTTTCCAGCAGAAAGGTGTCCGGGTCCTGACTGGCTTCCGCAGCCACTTCGAGCGTGCACGCACTGCCCAGCACTCCCAGCGGTTGCCCCACGCCCGTGCCTGAAATAATGGCATCGTTCACCAGCCACATGATTTCCTCGCCAGCAGCACGTCTGATGTACGTATCCAGGGCAGTCGCGTTACTCATAAGCTCGTCGGTCGCATACACCAGGACCCCCAGCTTGTGCGGCTCCAGCTTCATCTGCCGGAACGTCGGCATGCTGGACGTCATCTGCGCTGCTTCGGCCAGCCAGTAGGCCCGTATCCCGCCGTAGCGGCTGCCCGTGGCGCGGCTGGTTTCGGCATTGGCCGGGAAGGTCAGGGAGGACCCGGTCACCGGGTACACGTCGCAGTACTGCATGAGGTTATCGGGCATGGCGTTGAGACCATCCCAGATTTGCGTGGAGAACTCGGGTGGAATGAGATACCCGCCCTGGGAGCCAATACCCTGATTCATGCCACTGGCGGCCGCCTGAATTTTCAGCAGCCGGTGATCCGGCACGCCCATTGAGGGGTTGTAGGCCTCCATCACGCGCAGGGCAAATTCCCCCATGTGCGCAAAGCCGCGGCGCGGATCGGCCATAGTCATGTCAAAGACCTGGACCGAGCTACGCACTTGCGAGCGGCTGACGATCTGTGCCGCGTTGGGACGGTTTTGGATACGCATGCGCCCCTCTTGGAGGGCGATCGCTCTGGCGTTGCGCTGATCGAGTTCTTCAATACGGTCCGCTTCCTCCTCGCAGCGCTTGTGTTCTTCCCAGTAGGCATCCCACTCGGCCTGTTCGTCGATGGTCAAATTCCGCTTGCCGTCTTTTTCGGCGATCTCCTCCAGGGCCTGCGCCTTATCGAGCGCTTCCTGGCTCATGCGGCGCAAGTCATTGAGGGATTGCACAATTTGCCCTGGGCTGGGCACGGTTGCTACCGGCATTGTTTGCTCCTTCTTGCTCCAAGGTGCTGCGCCCGTTTCAGGGCAAGATGTGGCACACTCGCCCCCCACCTGCGTGCCGGTGGCTCCGGTGCTGGTGGCAGGACCTCTCCCCGTTTTGCCTCCTCCATGGCGTCATCAAAACTCTCCACCGCATCGATCAACCCGTAGCTCTGGGCCACGGACGCAATGTGCACCCGCCCGTCACTGATGCGATCGACGTCGGCGGCCGTCATGCCCCGCCCGCGCTGCACGGCACTCAGGAAGTGACTATTTAAACTCTCGACGCGGCCCCGAAAGTACGCCAGGGCTTCAGCGCTGAGTGGTGCCCCCTCCACACCCGCCCCTTTGTAGGGCCCCGTCGAGAGCACATGCACCTCGATGCCTAAGCGGTCCATGCGCTTGCTCGTGTCCTCCAGCACGGCTACCGTGCCGATAGAGCCCACCTCAGCCGTCTCATTCGCACTGATACGCTGCGTTTGTGAGGCCACCCAATAGGCCGCACTCGCCCCTAAGTCCTCAATGTGCGCATACGTCGGCTTGACCAGGCCGACCCGCGCCACATCGGCGGCGAGCTCATGCGTGCCGTCCACATGACCGCCAGGTGAGTAGACGTGCAGCATGACGCGCTCCACCGCCTCATCCCGAGCCGCCTGGCGCAGCATCTGGCGTATCTGCACGGTACTGGCTTCCTGAAATTTCCAACTCCCCGCTTTCGACATCGGACCGTGCAGAGGGATCACCGCCGTACCGTCGACCACGTCGTAGGGGCGCAGTTCCCGCCCACGGGGGTTGTCGGCGGCGTCCATCTGCGCGGCATAGAGCCCGGCCTTATAGAGCGCTACTGCCTGCATGAACCAGAGCGGCTCGATACACCATAGACCTAAATGGTTTGACCAACACTGCGTGGTCTCAGTCAAGTCCATGGTGCGCTCCATTGCTCCCGTTACGGCCTGGCGGTGTCGGTCCCATAGGCACCATGGCGGGTTGTGGCTGCTCGGCCTGTTCGACGACTTGCTTGAGTGGCATCAAGTTGTTACTCGCGACGAAGTATTCGTCGCCTTCCTCGCCAATCGGCGACATATTCTCCAATTCCCGAATATCGTTCGGACTGAAGACCCCTATGCCAAACAACGAGGTATAAAACTGACTCCTTGCCGCCTGATCGCCCCGCATAAGCCCCTGGATAGCGTGCTCACAGAAATACCGGCTGCCGATACCAAATAACTTGCGGTGCAGGTGCTCTTCCCAGCGCTTGCACCACGGCATCAGCGTATCCACGACGTACTCAATGGCCTGTTGCTCAATGTTGGTGTACGTCGCGTTTTCCAGTTCGTTCACTTTGTGCAGTGGGATACGAAAGATGCGCGCAATCTCATGGACCTGAAAGAGCCGTGTCTCCAGAAATTGCGCATCATTGGGCGGGATGGCCATGCGGCTATACTTCATACCCTCTTCCAATATGCCGACCTTGCCCGTATTCTGGGGTCCCCCGTACACCGCTTGAAACGATTCCCGCAGATGCGTTGCCGCCTGATCGGAGAGCTTGCCAGGATGTTCGAGGACACCAGACATAGAGGCGCCATTGCCAAAAAAGGCGGCACCAAACGTCTGCGCGGCCAGCGTCAACCCGAGCGACTCCGCCATGAGTTGCGCCACGGAGTAGCCCACAATGCCCTCGGCGCCGAGCCCGCGGATGTGGATCATGTCGTCTGCGCGCACGCGGTAGACCTGCTCCAGGTGCGCGCCAGGCAGGAGCTCGCCGCCGTAGACGTCATAGACCAGCAGCCCATCGTCATCCCGGCGCACCACCACACGGCTGGGATGGATCGGGTGGAGGGAGATCGGCTGCATGCGGCTATCGCGGTCAATCAGCGCATACCCGTTGCCCCAGGCCAGGGCGTAGTGGGTGAGCGTTTCACGAAACGTCATCGCTTCCATGTCATCGTTGGGGGCATCGTGCAGGAGGGTATAGAGGGGATGGTCTGGGGCACGTTCCTTGCCCCGCGGTTCCAGACGGCGATAGGTGATGAGCGGCAGCTTGCCAATATCTTCCGAGATGGCCCGGATACAGGCATAGTACGTAGGCAGGGTCATGGCGGACGCGGGGGTGACCGACACGCCGGCCAATGTCGGTCGCCCCAGCGCCCAATCGCGCAACCAGGCGGTTGGGTGCAGCAAGTCGGAGAGGGCGTCGGCTTTAGGGGTGAACCAGCCACGGATACGGTCCGTGAGCCACATAGTCCCGACTCCAGGCATAAAAAAAGGGCAACGACCGGCTGAGGAGCGGTAAGGTCGTTGCCCTGTGAGGCGTAACGTGTATGTTTGGGGGAAGGATACTACGATAATTCAGCAATTACAATTCGTGTGTATACGTCTCGTCTTCCTGGGTGGACAAGGGCGAGTATCCAGTTTTACTCCCATTTGCTTTATCGCACAACTGATCATCCACGCCATAACAGATGAGATAATAGGAATTTTTGGGAGAGTCAGGCCGATACCCTTCGAAATACTCCGGATGATTCATGGTCCAGACAATCTCTCTGGCGTTTTCCAAACCGATGTCGATCTCCACGATATAGCGCATAGCCTGCTCAATAGTACTAAAAATCCCGCAAGGGAAATATGGTGTCTCAGTAACATCAGTTTCTTGAGCCAAAACGCTCAGCGGACCACACGTCAACAACCACAATCGCTGCTCTCCATTGCTCATCTAGTCGACCTTTGGTGGGCACAGCGTAATACGCGGTCTGACCGATTCCCGTGTGCCATGGCGGGCAAAGTGGAACTCCAGGCTGCCCTGATCGCAGGCGTTAATCAACTCGGCATCCCTCAAAATGAGGCTGATCATGCTCTGCACGCGGGGTGCCAGCGCGGTCATATCCACGCAGTGGACCTGGGTGGTGAGTTTGATGACTTTCATAGCACTGTGATAATCCCACGACTATCGTAGACAGAACCATCCTCCGGCCGCACCATCGCACGCCCCAGGGCCATCACGAGGGCAACAACGAGGTCAATCTTCTTCTTACTGAGTGCTTTGCTGGGCTTCAGGTTATCCGCAGGGTCCTTTTGCACCGCCACATTGCCTACACACCACGTCAGGACGGGATGATTGCCATGGCGTATCTCATGACTTAAGATGAGCCGTTCTAGCTCTTTCGATGGGGCATTCATGCTGGCAAACCCCTGGCGATATTGGACAATCTCGTACCCCTCAGCCATGAGTTGCGTCTGCATCTGGGTACTATTCCATGGATCAATGCCAATTTCGCGTATATCAAAGCGCTGCGAGAGTTCCCGGATGTCATGCTTGATACAGTCGTAATCTGTGACGTTCCCCTCCGTCACCCGTAAATAGCCTTGTCGCTCCCACATGGCATAGAGCGGGTCCCCCTTCACCTCCAGCATCGTCACGGTATCACGCGGTACCCAGGCATAGGGCAACACGGCATTGCCACAGGTAGGGAAGTACAGAACCAACCCGCAGAGATCTGAGGTCGTAGCCAGATCCAACCCGGCCCAGCATGGCTGCCCGTGCAGATCCGCCTCGGTGAGCCGCTCCCCACACGCCAGCCAGTGATCCATCGACAGCCAGCGCTCCACCTGGGCTGTCCAGATGTTCAGCCGGTAGCGCTTAAACGCGTTTTCCAGCCGCGGCGACTGCACCGCGCGCTGAAAATCTTCCCGGAAACTCTCCAGACTTATCACCGATCCGAGTGCTGGATTCGCCTCATGCCAGACCGCCTCATCCTTCCAGCACGCTTCCTTTGCGGCGTCCTCCTCGACTCGGCGCATGGCCCACTCAGCGGTGCGCACATAGGCAAAAAACCCGTCATCCTGGACGCTCCCCTCCATCACCTGCATGGCCTTGGTGTGATACTCGTAACAGAGGCTCTCCGGGTCGACGCCAGCGGTGGTGATGATCACCTGCAGGGGCTGCCGCCTGGCCGCGCCACCATACATCAGGGCATTCCAGAATTTATCGTTCGGCTGGGCATGCATCTCGTCCATAATGAGCATCGAGATGTTCATGCCTTCGTTGGTACCCGCCTCAGCCGAAAGTGCCTTGTAGAGGCTCCTGGAGGCCACATCCGTCATATGCTTCTGGGATTCGAGGAGTGTGAGGCGTTTGTAGAGACCAGGGGACGCTTTCACCATGTTCACCGCTTCCCGGTAGACAATGGCGGCCTGGTCCCTCGACGCTGCGGCTGAGTAGACCTCAGCGCCCTCTTCACCGTCACCTAACAGACCATACAGGGCCAGGCCGCTACACAGGCTACTTTTACCGTTCTTTTTGGGCACTTCGATATACGCTGTGCGGTAGCGCCGTGTCCCATCCGCCCGCATCCAGCCAAACAGGGGCTTGATAATCTCATCACGCTGAAACGGCAGGAGCTTGAACGGCTGCCCGGCCCATTCGCCCTTGGAATGGCGCAGGAAGGTCTCGAAAAACGTCACCACACGCCCGGCCGCCACGGTGTCGAACCAGCACCCATGCGCCACGGCCATGGCGTCAGCGGCGCTGCGGGTCCAGCGCTCGGTCGCACGCTTCTGGGCGGCGGTGAGCTTGCGGGATGAGTACGAAACGCTCATTGGAGTCCTTATGACCTTTTGCAACATGACAGCGGAGGACTAATTGAGAGAATTTCTCCTTCGTTGGGGCAAGGAATATCCATGGACAACGTGCAAGATTCATTTCAGCAACAAGATGGTAGGCATGTCTTTTGATATGACACCTTGCTCGCTCAACAAAGATTTGCCTGGTATATGACAAGAGTCTACGCGAGAGAAAAGTTTGAATATACATCAGATGTGTCCCGTAGAAATCCATCCACGCATGCGCACGGAAGTCACACCCAGGGTCGTGCATGCTACGCCACTTTCGCCTTGCGCTTGGCCGTATTCACGAACTGATCCAGCAGATCACCCTCAGTCGGCGTGCCACTGGCCAGGCGCACCCGTGCCGCTGGTGACAAGCCCAGGTCAGTCATGTACTTGTGCATGGTATCGAGGCACTTATGGGCCACCTGGATACTCGGATGCATGGTTTTTTGCCCGTTACCGCCCCGCACAATCACCTCATCGATCAGGCTCTCTGCTTCCCGCCAGCGGGCATACACCGTGCAGTAGGCTGCCAGGACCGTCTGATCGACAATGGTGAGTATGCCAATGCGGTGCAGCTCACCAGCCACGCGGTGCCACTCTTCCAGGGCAACATCGGTCAAATAATCGGGGGTTGTAGGCATGCCAGGGGCAGGTTTGGGCTCTCCCTGGGGCTTGGGATGGTGCGTGCCGATGCCCTTCAGTTTGCGCAGAGGTGAGGGGACTGGTTTCCTGCCACGGGCCATACGTCATCACCCTTTATGGTTTATTTAGGGATAAAAAGCGCGTTTG